GGCTTTGATAAGAAACCCTGATCTTGTGCCGCGCCGCTAATTCCATAACGTGCAATGCCATTTCAATACGTTTAACTGTCATCGTTCTCTGCCCTCAACCTTGCCTTGATTAACATTGACTGCGCTTCCTGCAATCCACCAGCCGCGCCAAGTAACAACTCAACTTCGGCTTCGGTGGCATCGCTGGTAACTAGACTATGCACGGCGTTGATCGTTTGATTAAGCAACGCCTGTGCTTCCAAATAGTCTATTGATCTACTCATCGTCATCATCCTCAAGAATATGACTAAGCTTTGAGTTCATTGCGCTTAACAACAAATGCGTTGCCATCTCTGTAGATGGAGCGGTTGAGTAAACCATATCAGCAACCATATGAGCCGTGATATTTGATACATCAAAAGGAGTAGCCCCCTTGAACTCAAGCTCTTCGATCCATTCCAAGAAGCTGTCGTGAATATCTTCGCTGTTCATCTTATCCATATTGCCCTCCGTTGATAGTGCCTGATAACAGATATAAGAAGTGATTGCATACTTGTCAACAAAAAAAATAAAAAAAGTAAAGCGGGGCTGTTAAGCCGCCGCCTGTTTTCTTGGTTTCTTTGATGCAATGTTTCTGTGCATTTCTTGCAACTCCAAAATCCACTCAAAGTCTCCAGCCCAATATTCGTTGGAACTGAATATCGGACGGAAAGTTTCACCAACATCCATGAGGTTATCTGGTATTTTATCCCAGTCAGTGTTGGTATCTCTTAAATCTCCTAATGTGATACGCGCTTTTAATGCGAGATAAACATTTTGCAAAGCATCAAATGCGACTTGCTGTTCCTGTGGCTTGAGATAAACCCGCTTGTTTAGTTTTTCAGCGAGCCTTCTCGATTTTACTAATTCGTTTAATTTCATTTTTTTACCCTTCTTTTGTTTACTATTATTATAGTATAGCAGTGTTTGCATAAAGTCAAGTATAAAGATAAAGAAAAAAAATTAAAAATCTTCTAATATGCTTCTGGACGGCACATGGGTTGGTCCTGGCCTGACTGTGCCATGACGATCAATGTCATCAGGTACATTGTCGGCAAACGCATCTTTTGGCATTCCTTGTGTTGCTCTATCCCATGCGACTTTGTTTGCTTCAACATAATCTCTATAGGCTCTATCCATTCCCTGCATGGCATCAGCCCGCCTACGCGAACCGCTAGATACATTCGTTAGGTCTTTATCAATGTAGTTTGTCTGGTTTTTATCCTGCATCATTTTCACACTCTGCGGCACAAGCAAGGTATCCGCAGCCGTCAATATAATTGTCTTCGTGCGCTGGGTTGCTTTTAATACGAGCAATTTTCAGCAGACTCATCAACACACCCACATCTGCTGGGCTGACTTCGATACCCAGGTGAACTGACCAGTAACGAGCAATTGTTCTGAAATTATCTTCCATAGCACCATGATCTGCTGCTCTGTCCTTCGTTACATACTTCTTTGCTGTGTCCAGCACTTCCGCCCTTTTCATTCTTGATGCTCCCTGCATTGCCAAGTCTTCCCGTTATCGCTGCTATGCCAAGCCCAGTTGCTGCCACAATACGAACAAATGTTCTCCTTCGGCCCGGTGCTGCGCCGTTTCTCCGAGGTTTTTTTGTTTTCTGACATTTCTTTCAACCGCTTTTTGCGCCACGGATCTGCATATTCTCCGAACAAATCATCAATATTAGACATTATCCCTCGCTGTTACAGCTTCATATTCACCCCGACTCATAGGCCCATCAACTGCTCCGAGCCATACTCTGCCACCTGTAGCCGTCAACTGGAACTTATCAATCCGATTGTCCTGTTGTAGACTACGAACATATCCTTCTAGTGTCTGCTTCCCGATGCCTTGCAGTATCTCAGGAGCATCAGCGTCCTCTGACCGCTTGTGAACTCCGTTATTGCCACTCATATGGGTTAGAGCCACACCTTCGCGCTCACAATGGATAATCCAATCAGCCATAGCGTCCAGCTTCATCTCAAGAACTGTGCCGCTGTTAAGTGATTTTATTTCTTCAGTGCGATCATTTAGCAGCCCAGTCATTGGGTCTCGTACAAAATGCCGAACATTTCTACTGGCTGGTCCGTTAGACTTGACTACAGCGCCATCGAAACAACTGTTACGCTGGTATGGTAAACCTAGCCGCTCACAAGTCTTCTTGCCGCGTTGAGCATCAACTTGCCACAACGCAAATGAAGACCTGACCCCATCCACAAGAGCAGTCGTACCCCGAATAAGGTTACGAGCTTCTTCGGGTGTTTTGATTACAGCGTTGTCCTTAATCTTCGTCATGTGGTGACAAACCAGTACAGATGCACCTGTTTCTGTTGCCATCCTAGCCAGCAGACCTGTTAAAGCAGCCCCCGCAGCCGGATCAGCATTTACATCCGCATGGACAAAAGATGCCAGTGGATCGAACACAATCAGCTTTAGGTTACTCATCTGCAAGATTTGTTCGTATATCTTTTCAAACTCTGCTGTTGTTCCGAACTCGCCGTTGGACTCGTTCATAATCGCAAACACACCGCCGACATTAGGAAGCGATACAATCTTCAGATCATGGTTGTAGCTATGCCGCTCTTCAAACGGATCAAGACGCTCAACTCGCCTGTGCATCTCAGCTTCGTCATCTTCAGCAGTGAAGATCACCACGTTCCCGAACTCTTTAACCAGACCGCCAAACGTGTTTGTCATTGGCTTTCCCGATGCGATCTTCATGCCCATGTCCAGTGTCATCATGCCCTTACCAGCATCACCAGCAGCGGCAAACAGAATAGGGACTCCAAGCGGAAACGTGCCATCAATCAAGAACTTTTGTTCTGGTGCAGCCCCGGCAAACCGACTGACAAGGAATGACTCGTCAAGAAGATTAATGTTTGTCTTGGTTATCTTGGCCTTGGTATTAACAAAGTTTTCAATGTTGTAGCCCTCAGACAAAGCATCTGAAGCATCCCAGCCTTCGGGTTTACCCATTGGCGGCGTAAGCATTGTGACCGACTTAGCGCCAGCAGCTAGAGCAAAGTCCTGAATAAGATCAGCTAGTTTTTTGCCAGCAGGATCATTATCAGGCCATAAGATAAGCTCTTTGTTCTGTAATGGAGAAAAATCAAACTGGTGAGCAGTTTTCTTTGTTAGCGCACCAGCCCCGCCAATCGTACAGGTTGCAGTATAACCAACGTCATTTAAAGCATCAGCACACTTCTCGCCCTCGACCCATATAACACGATCAGATGCTAATACATTCGGAATGTTATATAACGGGCGTATATCTGGGAACTTGGAGTATGGAGAGCCTTCGACAAACGGTCTGAACTCTTTCTTTGGCTTGCCCTTTGTGTTGAGCATAGGGTTGCCAGCAATGTCCTTGACGTTATAACGCCTGACAGAAACCAGCACCTCGCCATCTGCATTGGTATATACATACTCAGCGTCATACGGACTGTTTGAATTGTACTGCGGCCTGATAGGATTTTCTATCGGCGCATTATTACGAACAATTTCAGGCCCAGTGCTGTCGAGGTAACTGGCAAACATCTCCTTTATTTCTGGGAGCTTCATGCCACGAGCTTCTATCAGTATCTTGACGATGCCCCCGATACCAACACCACCATTGAAATCCTGCCCCTGCATGAAGTGCTGCGAGGCAGTATCAATGTTAATTTTTAACGATTGCCCCGGATCACCAAGCAGTGAACCGATGTAAAATGTTTTACCGTGAACACGCCCAGCAGGGAACGTATCCTGCAAAATCCGAATTTGTTCGCCTTTGGGGACTTTGCGTGAAATCTCCTCAACTATGTCATTACTACTAGATATAGTATTGCCAAACCTTACCACACTCATTATATTGATCCTCGTTAAGCATTGTTTTCAACTAGGGGCGGCTCATACCGCCCCTTCTTTTTTAGACCAGCAAGTATTGCGGAACTCGCACCACTTACAAACAAAATAATCATCATTCTGTGCAACACGCGGCAACATGTCATTAGCTTGGGTTGCTTTCAGGATTTGTACTGCTTTATCACTGG